CCACCGTTACCGCTTGATATTTCTTGAATAGGTATTTTACCAGGATTAGGATCTCCATCTTGAGTAAACGATCTACCAATAACAGAACCTGTTTGGAAGAACATATTTAAAGCTTCTTGTGGATTATAGTTTGTTCCATTACCTAAATCAACCTCCGCTAAACCATCAGCATCAAGGTAAACTCCATCAGGAACCATACGAGACATTACTTGCTGCAACTTTAAATGTGTCAGCTGTATCATATCAGCAAAACCTGTTATACGACTAACTATAGACTCTATTCTGCCGTTGTACATTCTAGGTGCTACAATAGAGTAATTCATTTTAACTTTAGTGTGGTCACTTTTTGGCCTCATCATATTGTCGGCCATTTCCCATTTTAATAGTTTTTCGCAACCTAGTACTTTTACCCCTTCGTATAACACTTCAACTTGTCTAGCTACTTTAGCGTATCCGCCAACCATGTCTGCAGGTGGATTAAACCCATCGTCTTTAGGTATTATCTTTTCACCACCAGTAGAAGTTTCTTTTAATTTGTAAACCTCGTTCATAAAGGTTTTATAATTAAAATACAGTATATCAATTTGGTTTAAGTCTCTTTCTCTAATGTGTGTATTATGTCTATACGCTTGAGATCTACTTGCAGCTTGTATTTCTTCTAAATCTTCGTTAGTTAAATGAGGGTATACTTTAACTAACTCGTTTATAGGTATAGTTTTAACTTCTCCAACATAATATATATCTTCAAAGTAAGGATCTTCTGTATACGAGTGAACAACCTTGGCTGGATCAACATAATCAATAACAACGCCCTCTGAATTGTTGAACGTTGTTTTTACTACACCCATGCCTACTACCGCTAAATCGTAGTATAATCTTTTTCTTATTAAGTCGTAGTTATTGCCTTGCATTAACACGTTTATAGCTTGCTCTTCCGCTAGCTCTGTGGCCTGCTTGTAAGTAAGCTGCATGTGCAACTCTAATTCTTGCTCTGTTTCAGGCAATGTGTCTGGATCATTTTCAAATAGATCCATATTAAAGTTCTTTTTGGCCTCTTCGTTAAACTCTTTGGATTTCATGTCTCGCAATACGCTTTCCATGTATTGAGTTCTCTTCGCAACACCGTAAGGATCTTGTGAAAATACTTTTATATCGTAGTTACGCTCAGTCATGCCGTTAACCACTATATCAACAAACTTAGGAATTATTGGAACAGGCTTCCAGTCTAAGTTTAAGTAGCTTAAGTCACCGTTAATAGACAGTTCGTCTTTATATTTTTGTACTGATTGTTCACCTCTAGCGTATAACCTTAGTTTGTGAAAATCGTTTCTATTGTTATAAAATCTAGAATTACCTCTAGTCAAACCATCTTTATCTGTGTGAAACCACTCAGCTTCGATTGCCTTAGCTATACTTAACCCATAATCATAACTTAATTTCTCAGCGTCAGATACTATCTGGCTTGGAAAATTTATCATTGATGACTCAGCCATATTTAATTTTTAATTATTTTAGAAGTTACACCTTCGTTGGAATACTTAGATATTGATATATCAACTGGTTTTCTTGTTCTTTCTGCTGTTGGTCTATATAAGTGTCTATTACAAGCCATTATTGCTAGCCCAGAACTTATAGCGGCATCAAATTTAGTTCTTCTTGTTATGTCAAACTTAGCCCAATCGTTTAAAGTTTCATTAAAGTACATTGTGCCATATTCGCCTTCAGTTATTTCGCCAACGTGGTCATTTATGTAGGTTTCAATAGCAGCTGCGTGAGCTTGCTTTATATCTTCACTAGAGTTAGGTATTCCACCTATTTCTCTTTCAGCTACAGAAAGCTTGTTCCACACTTTGTCTGGTCTATTCATACTATACCCTCTATAACCTCTACGCTTTAAATAGTAAAGTAATCTTGGTTTGTTGTTTTCCGCAAGTAATGGCATGCCGTAAAAAACTAAAGCCATTAATACATCTTCAAAAAACATTTCAGCGGTTTGTGGTCTAGCTATGTATTCTAAAAAAAACGTATTGGCAGGAGCATCTTCCATCGAAAACTTTGTTAATCCATGAAGAGATCCGTTGGATCCTCTACCATCAACAGTACCGCTAATATCATAACTATCGCAGCCAAAAGCTCCCATGTGATCATTGCCAGGGTATTTTATTCCGTTTTTTATATAAAATCTATTCTGAAGGTTTACTGGAGGTGCCCATGATACTTTAAATCTACCGTTTGGGTTTGGCGTAAACATAACTTGAGTATCTTTAACACCATTTCTCCATTGAAAGTTACCTGTATTAACTACAGCTGTTGTTCCAAGGCCTTCGTTATAATCTATTTGCTCGTAAATCTTAACTAGATTAAACAAGCTGTTTTTTGTTTCATCTCTGAAAGCGTGTTCTTCTGTTCTAGGAAATTGACGATAAAATTCATTTAAAGCATCTTGGTCGCTTTTAAGTCCTTCTACTTCATTCTCCCAATGGTTTACTACGCCAATATCTATCAGTTCTCCGTCTGGTCCAAAAACATCGGTTCTTGGAGTAGAGAAGACAGGTCGTCCATGCTCGTCAATAAATCCCTCAAAGTTCCATTCCATTGGAATAAACAAAGCATATAAACCAGATTTTGTTTGACCATTTCTATTTCTTTGCGTTGCATCACTATCGTTATACAACTTTTTAAAGTTATCTCCACCTTTGTCCAAAGCGTTAGATGTTGATCCCATCATACACTTACCTATAATTCTGCTACCTAATCTTAAACACGTCTTTGTAACACGCCAATTATTAAGTATGTTATCTGGCCTTTCCCACTTACCACTTTCATCGTGTACTAATAATGAAAGTTTTTCACCATCATAACTGTTGTCTCCAGTGTTTTTCCAGTCAATCGTAGTATCCAGACCTTTAATCTCTTCTAGCCTTTCGTTTACCTCTATTTTTTTACGAGTAAACTTACTCGCTGGCACACGGTACGCTAGCTCAGACTTTGGTCTATCCATACCATCTTGTATGGGCTTAAAGAAAAAAGGATAGTTTATAGATATAGGCACAACCTTGTCAGTAAACATCTTTTTAGCATCAGCACCACTTTTAGACAGTATACCATATCTAGAGTCACTCGAAATTGTAGCTAAGTTAACTATCTCAGCTGATGACATAAAAGAAAAGCCAGAACGTCTATTTTTAAGATAGCACATACCGTAACATCTTTTATCCGCTTTACAAGCCTCCCAGAATATATAAAATAATCTATTAGCCTCCCTAAAATCAGGCGCACCAACATCTATTTTGCTCCACTGGAGGTACATGTAGTGAGTTCCTGTAATATAAGTTGGAACACCAGCATTTTGAAACCAGAAACCTTCTTCTCTTCTCTTGAATTCTTCATCTATATAATCGTACCATTGTTCTTTTTGCTCATCTGGATAAGCCTTCCAGTCGAATATTGTTTTAACTTTTTTTAGCAAGCTTGGTTTTTCAATTTGCTTCCATTTGTTAAATTCGTTTTTATAACAATTTTTAGGTGCTAATGGCAAAGCTATTTTAACACCTTGTATTTCATACACTTCGCCTATTTGCCCAGTCTTAGATATTACAACTACGTCGTTGTCTTTATCATAGCCGTACTTCCACTTTTTAGACTTATTCAATCTTTTTAAAGTGTTGTCTCTAATAGGCGTTATTATTTTATATAGCGATTGCTCGTAACTCATTTGGATCTTCCTTCAGCAAAACCTTTAAATACTCTTTCTTCTTTTTTATCAGGCTCTTTTCCGTTAAGTAAATTTTCTTCTTCTTGTATTCTGTTAAGTATTTCAAATGCGTCAAATATAGCTAACTTTTTAGTTGCAGCTGCATTTTTAAGTCTATCAGCAGTAATATCGTCTCCACTGTCAACAATAGCTTCTTTAGCAACTTTAATTAATTCTTCAACTGCCTTGTGCCCAGCTTGGATTATACGTTTTTTCGTTTCCTTTACGCTCATATTTAGTTGTTATATACTTATTATAAACTCTATAAAGTCTTTGACCATCTATTACAAATTCATACTTAGAAAACGGTGTGTACCCTACAATTTCGCCTATTTCAAACTCACCGTCGGAGTAAACAACAACACCTTTATCAGGATCTTCAACTTGATCCGACGATAGTTTTTTATCACAAAGTAGAGGTTGAACAAAACAAAATCCCGGTATAGGTTTCCATTGATTTTTGCTTTTGTAAAGATATATTTGATCTTCACAAACCACATAGTTGTTTTCTGAGAACCAAGCTTTACTGTTTCTTTCTATACCTTTTATATCGTGCCATCTTCTAAATACATTGTGATGAACTATTACGGTGTCACCAGGCTGTATTTTAGTGTTGTTGAACCTAGGGCAAGCTATAACTTTAGCTTCTCTGTTAACAAACTGATGATTGTACACTTCAGTGTTTAATATAAGCTCTTTGTTGTTTACTTTTTTAGAATTGTTGTATCTCTGGCCAACTGGTTGTATAACAAAATTATACAGACTTTTCATTTAATACT